ATACAAAAACGAACAAGCAAATTATTGGAAAGAAGTTATCGGAACAGAAGGTGACTTCAAATTGATAGAAGAAAGAGAAGTGTAACATTTAACACAATAAAAGTGGTTAAAACATTATTAGTTGACGGAAATAATTTATTCAAAATAGGGTTTCACGGGGTAAAAGAATTTTATCACGAAGGGAGACATATTGGAGGATTATACCACTTCGTTAATACAATCAGAAGGTTCTTATCAGAACACAATTATGATAAAGTAATCGTATTTTGGGATGGAGAAAATAACTCCTCCCAAAGACGATTGATTTTTCCCGAATACAAACAAAATCGTAAACAAACATTAAACGAATCAAAAAGAGAATCGTTTGATTGGCAAGCCCAAAGAATAAAAACTTATTTGGAGGAAATGTTTGTGCGTCAGGTATGTATTGACGACACTGAAAGTGATGATTTAATTGCATATTATTGTCAAATATCTGAAGGTGAATATAAAACTATATTTTCTTCAGATAAAGACCTCACACAACTTATCTCTGATGATGTTGAGGTGTATCAACCTATGAAGAAGATAACCCTTAAGAAAGGAGATTTGATACCTCTTAAGGATATTTCAATACCCCATGAAAACATTGCGACTTTTAAAATTATATCTGGTGATAAATCGGATAATATTGATGGGATACAATATATGGGTGAGAAAACATTTGTTAAATTATTTCCTGAGATAGTTGATAATGTAACCAATGTTAACGATATTAAACAACGTGCTGAGGAGTTACACAAAACAGATAAAGATAACCGAGCCCTACAAAACCTTTTATCGGGTAAAACAAAAAGAGGGGTTTTTGGTGAAGAGTTTTTTGAAATTAACACAAAACTCGTAGATTTGTCTGAACCGTTACTCACCGAAGAATCAAAAGAGACTATTGAACTCTACTATAAAGAAAATTTGGACCCTGATGGTAGAGGATATAAAAATCTAATGAGGATGATGATGAGTGATGGTATTTTTAAGTATCTACCAAAACACGACAACGCATGGGTTGAATTTTTAACCCCTTTTATGAAACTAACAAGAAAAGAAAAAAGAAGATTCAAAAACAAAAAAAGAAAATTATGAAAGAAAATAATGATGCAACAAAACTAGAGTTCTTACTGAAACTTAATGAAAACATTGTGGTTCAAAGATACTTCAATGTTAAAGGGTATAATCCTAAAGCACGGGCAAGTATGGAACTTCATGATTTAGTAAAATCTATTTCTGAAAAAATTCATCAAGATTTGAAAGGTAAGGCGTTAGACTATATGAATGAAAACGCAAATCAAATCATTTCAAATCCTGAAATTTTAGACACATCAAATACGGATGGTCCTGAGTATTTTAATGTCTATATTCGTATTGGTGATGAGACAATTTGTCATAGAATTTGGGATGCGAAAGTATACTCTCCGAAGACAAGATATACCGTGGACGTACGCCCACACCTAAAAAAATTGCTTCGAGACCTTACTGACATTTTCTCAACAGAAAATTTAAATTACACTTACCTCGAATATCAACTAGTTTAACCATATTTATATTTTACACACAAAGATTAAAGCTTAATAAATTATGTCAAAAGAAAAAAATTTTGGATACCTCGGAAACACATTTCAATTACAACTTCTCAATAATATCGTCTTATATAAAGACTTTGCGAATTCTATTGTAGATGTTCTCGAACCGAAATACTTTGACAATCAATATTTTAAGTTAATCATGCAGATGACGAAGGAGTATTATCACAAATATGAACACGCTCCTTCATTCGCAACTTTAGAACAAATTACAAAATCAGAAGTATCATCTCCAATGGCTCAAAAAATGGTCTTGGATATGTTAGAGCAAGTAAAAGAAGCTTCAAATGAGGGTCATCAGTACGTTCAAGAGAAGTCTTTAAAGTTCTGTAAACAACAAGAACTTCAAAAGGTAATGAATAAGGCTCAAAAGATTATCGATAAAGGTGATTTTGAGTCTTATGACCACTTGGAGGAGATGGTTCGTGAAGCATTACAAGTTGGTGAAGTTGACACAGGAACTGCAGATGTTTTCTTTAATTTGGATGAGGTGTTGGATGATGATTTCCGTCATCCTATTCCTATGGGGATAACTGGTATAGATAACCTTCTAAAGGGAGGGTTAGCAAAAGGTGAGATTGGTGTAATATTAGCGCCTACAGGTGTTGGTAAAACAACCGTCTTAAGTAAAATTTCAAACAACGCTTTTAACTTAGGTTATAACGTCTTACAGATATTCTTCGAGGATAACCCTAAAATTATTCAGAGAAAACACTTCACTATGTGGACTAAAATTGCTCCCGACAATTTGTCTTTACATAAGGATGAAGTATTGGATAAAGTTAGACAGATTAAAGAAAATGCACCTAACAGACTTATATTGAAAAAGTTACCTTCTGACCAATTAACTATGAGTCAGATTAAAAATCAGATTCGTAAGATGATTGCTGAGGGAACAAAAATCGATATGGTGGTGCTAGATTATATTGATTGTATCGTCCCTGACCGAAATTTAGGTGACGAATGGAAAAGTGAAGGTTCAGTGATGAGAGGTTTTGAATCTATGTGTCACGAGTTAGACATTGTAGGTTGGACCGCAACACAAGGTAACCGTTCCTCTATTTCATCAGAGGTGGTTACAACAGACCAAATGGGTGGTTCAATTAAAAAAGCACAAGTTGGTCACGTTATTATTTCTGTTGCCAAATCCCTACAACAGAAAGAAATGAACTTAGCAACAATCGCTATTACCAAATCCCGAATAGGTAAAGATGGTGTTGTATTTGAAAATTGTAAGTTCGATAACGAAATGATGGAAATCGATACGGATTCTAGTGTTACCTTCTTAGGTTTAGAAGAACAAAAAGAAGAGAAAAACAAGGAACGTATCAAGGAGTTGTTAGAAAAAAGAAAACAAAGGGAGACTCCAAATAATTAATAAAATTTTAAAGAGTATAATATGGAAAGTTTAACTAATCAGGTAAACAGAGACCTTCGTTATGTCATCAAAAGAAGTGGTGACAAGGTTCTGTTTCAAACAGAAAAGATTGAAATTGCGGTTTTGAAAGCTATGGAAAGTATTGACAAAGTTGATGAAGAAATGGCTGAAAAGATTGCCAGGATTTCTACAAAGGCGATTTTTAGAAATAACAAAGACCACGTTCCTCACGTGGATGAAATACACGATATGGTTGAAAACAAACTTATGGATAACGGTTTAAATGATGTGGCTAAAGAGTACATTATTTACCGCTCAAAGAATCAACCAAATATTTTTTCAAAAAGAGTAAATTTAAAACCTTATGATTATCCTAATCTTAACGATTATGTGGATGCGATTCGTCATTCATACTGGGTTCATACTGAGTTTAATTATACATCAGACATTCAAGACTTTAAGGTTCACTTAAATGAAAAAGAAAAAACCGCTGTTGAAAGAGCAATGTTAGCAATTTCTCAGATTGAAGTTGCAGTTAAAACGTTTTGGGGAGACATTTACAAAAGAATGCCAAAACCTGAAATCGGTAACGTTGGTGCTACATTTGCGGAATCTGAAGTAAGACATGCAGATGCTTATTCACACTTAATCCAACTATTAGGTCTAAACGGAGAATTTGAAAATCTACTTGAGGTTCCTGCTATTCGTAGAAGAATTAAGTATTTAGAGAAGTCTATTTCAAACTCTAAATCAGTGGAAAACAGAGATTATTTTGAATCTGTAGTTTTATTTTCTATGTTTGTAGAGAATGTATCACTATTTTCGCAATTCTTAGTTATCATGTCTTTTAACAAACATAAGAATATGTTGAAGGGTATATCGAACGCAGTAGAAGCAACCTCAAAAGAGGAGAACATCCACGCTGAGTTTGGTTTTGATTTGGTTAACCTTATCAAACAAGAAAACCCACACTGGTGGACTGACCAATTGGTTGAAGACTTAATTGCGTCAACTATGGAGGCGTATGAGGCTGAGACTGAAATAGTGAATTGGATTTTTGAAAAAGGTGATTTAGACTTTTTGACAAAAGCACAAACAATGGAGTTTATTAAGTTCAGATTTAATATATCATTAAACTCTATTGGTGTTGATAGTGTTTTTGAAATTAATGAAACACTATTGGAAACTACTGAATGGTTTGATGATGAAATCTTAACAACAAAACATACTGACTTTTTCTATAAAAGAAGTATTAACTACAGTAAGAAGTCTAAGTCAATTACATCGAACGATTTATTTTAAAATAAGAAAAAAATAACAAAAAAATATGAAAGAAAGAAAACCTTTTGATTGGATTAATGAAGAATCGATTACGTTTCTTCGTAGAGGGTATTTGAGTGAAGGTGAAGAACCTTTAGTGAGGATTAGAACAATAGCGGAACACGCTGAGAAGTTATTAGGTATTGAAGGGTTTGCGGATAAATTCTACAACTATATGGGTAAAGGATGGTATTCACTATCATCACCTGTATGGGCAAACTTCGGAAAGAAGAGGGGTTTACCTGTAAGTTGCTTCGGTTCAAATATCGGTGACAACATCGAATCAATTTTATATACACAGGCTGAGGTCGGTGAAATGAGTAAGATGGGTGGTGGAACATCAGGATACTTCGGTAATATTCGTGGTCGAGGTGCTGAAATTACAGACAATGGACATGCTCCTGGCTCAGTTCATTTTATGAACTTATTTCAGTCTGTTGTTGATAATATTTCACAAGGCTCAACACGTAGAGGACGATTCTCACCATACTTACCTGTTGAACACCCTGATATTATGGAGTTCTTAGAGATAGGAACAGAAGGATTCTCAATACAAGATTTGACACATGCTGTTACTGTTACGGACCAGTTCATGAGAGAAATGATTGCTGGTGATGATGAAAAAAGAGCGGTATGGGCGAAAGTCATTCAAAGGAGAGGTGAGATTGGGTATCCATATATTATGTTCCATGATACGATGAACAATAAAACTGTGGATGTTTATAAAGATAAAGGTGCGACGATTTATAACTCAAACCTTTGTTCTGAAATTGCACTTCATAATTCCGAAGAAGAATCGTTTGTTTGTGTATTATCATCGATGAATGTTCTTCACTATGATGAGTGGAAAGATACAGATGCGGTTGAAACTATGACTATGTTCTTAGATGCGGTTGTAACCGAATTTTTAACAAAAATCGAAGAGTTAAGAGATAACGGAACACTTGAAGGTAAAAGAGCATTCTTCTACTTAGAAAAGGCTTATAACTTTGCAAAACGTCAAAGAGCGTTAGGTTTAGGTGTATTGGGTTGGCACTCATTACTACAGTCTAAAAACTTACCGTTTGATACAAGAGAAACGGCAAAACTTAATGTTGAAGTGTTTAAACTCATTAAAGAAAAATCATACAAAGCATCAGAAGAATTGGCTGAAATGTTTGGTGAACCTGAATATTTGAAAGGTTATGGTAGGAGAAATGTTACATTAAACGCAATTGCACCTACAACTTCATCAGCATTTATCTTAGGTCAAGTATCTCAGTCTATTGAACCTATTTGGTCTAATTGTTATGTAAAAGATGTGGCTAAACTTAAAGTAACAATTAAAAACCCTGTTCTTAAGAATTTACTATCTGAAATGGGTAAAGATACAAAAGAGGTTTGGGATACGATTAAAAAGAAAGACGGTTCAGTTCAACACTTAGACTTTTTGACTGATGAACAAAAAGATGTTTTTAGAACATTTGCGGAAATCAATCAAGCATCAATCATTAATCAAGCTGCGGTTCGTCAAGACTATATTGACCAATCACAATCACTAAATCTAATGATATCACCCGACATGCCGACAAAGGATGTTAACAAACTTCTTATAGATGCATGGCAATTAGGTGTAAAGACACTTTATTATCAACACTCAATGAATTCAGCTCAGGCTTTCGCAAGAAAGAAACTTAATTTGAATGATTTACAATGTGTTGCTTGTGAAGGATAATTAAATAAAAACAGAAGTAATGAAAAATTATAATCACTTCTGAGGTTAAGGAAGGTAAAA